CAGGTGGTCGGATTTCAGCTTGCGAAAAACGGAACTGTACTTCCAAACACCGTCGCCAAGCGTAAAGTTGGTACCGGTGCGGACATTGGGAATATGACACTCCTTGCAGACGTGAACATGGCGACGGATGATTACTTCGAGATTTGGGTGACAAATGAGACAAGTACCTCGGTAGTCACAGTTGAGCACATCCACCTACACGCAATTGGACACTTAAATGGTTAGCGTAGCCGCACAGATCCTACGACTCAAGACGTTGAAGAGTAAGCGCTCGAACTGGGATACCCTGTGGCAAGAGATCGCCGACTACGCGTACCCGAACCGAGCTGATTTTACCTCGAAGCGAGCTTCAGGTGAGGTACGCAACCAGAAAATATTTGATTCTACCGCTGGGTACGCGAACGAGCTTTTGGCCTCCGGGCTGCACGGGATGCTGACCAACCCTGCGACGATATGGGCGTCACTCCTGATGGCTGACCCGGCACTGAACGAGAACCCAGATATTAAGAAGTGGCTGTTCGACGCGCGTGCAATCATGTTTGAAGAGATTAACGACCCTAAAGCCGGGTTCTCCTCTGCGATGCATGAGGTGTACATGGACTATGGCGCGTTCTGTACGGCGATATTATTCGTCGGTGAGCGCAAGGATCGCAAAGGCCTTGTATTCAATGCGCGATCGCTCACTGAGAGTTACATTGCAGAGAACTCCGACGGCCTCGTGGACACACTATTTCGTACATGGAGTTGGTCACTACGCCAGGTACTCCAAGAGTGGGATGTAAAACTCCTGAGCCCGAAACTCCAAAAGCTCGCCGGGAAGGAGAAGTTCGACACTGAGGTTGAACTACTTCACGTGATTGAGCCGCGTACCAAGCGTGATACGGAAGGTGTCACAGCTAAAGATATGCCAATCGCGTCGATCTTCATCGAAGTTCAGACGAAGCACCAGATTCGGGAGAGTGGGTACCAGGAGCAGCCGATGATGGCACCGCGATTTGCGAAGTCCACCAGCGGAGAGGTCTACGGTCGAGGCCCGGGGGTGACGACGCTTCCAGATGGGAAGATGCTGCAGGCGATGATGAAGACGACGATCAAAGCCGCGCAGAAGGTGGTTGATCCGACGCTTTTTGTTGAGGATGATAGTATCATCGGAACCCTCCGCTCAGTACCCGCAGGGATTAACTATTACCGCCGAGGGCGTGCACTACCGGTACCACTGCAGACAGGTGGGCGTATCGACATCGGCGAGGCGATGATGGATGGTGTACGAGCCCGTATCCGCGAGCGCTTCTTTATCGACCAATTACAACTTCAGCAGGGACCGCAGATGACGGCGACCGAGGTATTACAGCGTACCGAGGAGAAGCTCCGCCTGATGGGGCCGATGCTTGGCCGCCTGCAGACAGAGCTGCTGGGGCCGATGATTGACAGAGTTTTTAGCCTATTACTCCGGCAGGGGAAATTCCCTGAAGTACCTGAAGTATTGAAAGGTATGAAGATCAAAATCGAGTATGAGAGTCCTATCGCACGTGCCCAGAAGCAGTTGGAGGCCAGTGGTATCCTACGTACATTTGATATTATGAGTTCGATGATCCAGGTAGACCCAACAATTATGGATGGGTTTGATGGTGATGCGGCGTTTAAGCATATCGGTATGGATCTGCACGGTATCAACCCGAAACTCTACCGATCTCAGGACGATATTGATGCTATTCGAGAGCAGCGAGCTGAGGTAAATCGCCGTGACGTAGCACTGCAGCAAGGTCAATCAGCGGCTAACATTGAGAATACACAAGCACAAGCGGAGGCAGCTGGTGGTTAATACTGAAGGTGATGTACTGGTCGATCAACTGCAGCGGGATTACGCTGAGGTGTTCAACTCAGAGTCAGGGAAGCGCGTACTTGAGGACATTATGAGTACATGCCACGTGCTTGAGGTTGAGCAGGATAATGTACCTGAGAATATCGTCGCACGTGCCCATAGGCGCGATGTAGCGCACCACATTTTAATCCGCCTGGGCAATGGCCCAACGGATTTCCCACGGTTAGTCGAGGAGGCTAGTAAATGAGTATAGGCAATACCCTTAAGTTCATATTGCAGGAAGAAGCTGGCGGCGATCAAACGCCAGGCGGTGGTGATGATCAAACGCCAACCCCTACACCAAGCGCGGAGCCAACTGCACCGGTAATGTCATCTGAAAATTGGCGTGATTTCCTCCCTGAGGATATCCGCGAAGACCCGTCCCTTGTGAAGTACACAGACCTTGGCGCGTTTGCGAAGGGGCATATGAACGCTGTCGGTATGATCGGCAAAGATAAAATTACGATGCCGGAGACTGACGAGCAGTGGTCCGATACGTTTAACAAGCTCGGCCGCCCTGCAGATGCCACAGGGTATGACATTAAACTCCCAGAGGGTCTGACGGAGGAGCAGCAGTTCGACGACGAGTTCACAAATACATTGCGTACGACGATCCACACACTCGGCCTCAATAATACACAGGCCCAAGGGATCAACGACTTCCTATATAACATCTCGACTAACGCTGCTAATGTGGCAACTACCGCAGCAAAGGAACTTGATGCAGCGGCTGCGACTCAGCTACGCACTACGTACGGTGCTGATGTGGATGCTGTTCTCGATCGAAGCCTGCGCGTCGTACAGGCAGTTGGAGGTGAGGCTGTTGGCGACAAGATCACACGAGCTGATTTAGCGAAGAATCCAATCCTAGTTGATATCTTCACGAAACTGGCCGACACCGTACTCGAAGATCAGAACCTTGCCGACGGCAGTGGTGTAGTCACAGCGGAGAGCCTGAAGGCAACGATGAATGCGCTGATGCAGAACCCAGCGTATATGGATCGCAAGAACGTGGAGCACCAGAGTACTGTTGATCAGGTATACAAGATCCGCCAACAGTTGAACGCACATAAAACTTGATGTAGTATATGAACGACCGGTCAGATACCGCGCAAGCGCCTGACGAGTAAGTGCAGGGCCGGTAACTCCGATACCCCTAGAAATTTAGTATTTTTAAAAATCTAATTGTTTTTGGAGGGTATTATGAGTTTTCAAATTGATACAGCATTTGTCGAGCAGTTCGAAGGCAATATCGACTTGCTATCGCAGCAGATGGATAGCCGCTTTGGTGGTTACGTCCGCACTGAATCACAGACGGGTGAAGCCGCGTACTTCGAGCAGGTCGGCCCGACTGATGTCGAAGAGGCAGCTAGTCGTCATGATGACACGCCGCGTATGGACACACCTCACGCTCGCCGTAAGGTATCCCTACGTACGTTCCGATGGGCAGATCTAATCGACAACGCGGATAAGGTTCGCATGTTGATCGACCCAACCAGCACATACGCACGTAATGCGGTGATGTCTTTCAACCGCAAGCGCGATCAGATCATCATCGAAGCTGCGCTTGGTATTGCATATACAGGTAAGGCAGGTACGACACAGGTAGCGCTACCGTCAGATCAGAAGATCGTACATGCGTCAGGTGGCTTGACGTTAGATAAGCTACTCTCAGCTAAGGAGATCCTCGATGCGAATGAGATCGATGAGGATATCCCACGCTACATCGCAACGACCGCACGCCAAGTGACGAACATGCTGAACATCGAGAAGCTCACCAGCGCTGATTACACCTCAGTGAAGGCACTTGCTCAGGGTCAGATCGATACGTTCATGGGCTTCAAATTCATACGCAGTGAGAAGTTGACACTGGATGGTGATGGCAATCGCCAGGTATTCGCTTGGGCTGAGGATGGTATCGTAATATCACAGGGTGAGGGTGGGACCACCACTCGCGTTACTGAGCGCCCAGATAAGAACTACTCAGTACAGGTTTTCCGCGAAGAGACTTTTGGCGCTACCCGTATGGAAGAGAAGAAAATCGTCGAAATCGCTTGTACAGAAGCATAATCAGGGGCATATGACATGGCTATCACACAAGAAAAGAGTGCACAGATTGTAAATCAGGAGTCAGTCCCACCCGTCGTGGCGGGTGTCGACGAGCTTCGCGGTAAGTTGAAGGTGTTACGCTTCAGCTTTGTCCAAGGTGCTGCGGCTGGTGACGCTGGATCACTCCAAGAGCTAGTTAAAATCCCGGCGGGTGTGGTTCGACTAATCCTACCACTGTCGCGAATCGCAGTGAGTGCGCTTGGCATCTCACGCACAATGGATCTTGGCTGGCTCGCCTATACAGGCCTAGATGGCGACGCAGTAGTGGCTGATCCGAATGGCCTGGAAGATGGTGTCGACGTATCGTCAGCGGTGGCGTTCATACCTGCGGGTGTCGTAGGGGGTGATGAGACTTATCTATTTTCATCAAATGGTGGTCTAACGCTTACAGCTCAGGTCAATGACGGTACGATTCCAATTGGCGCGACTGTGGATGGGTACTTCATCTACGTCCAAGACTAAGGTAAAGGAGTTTGGGGTAGTGGCTTGCGCTACTACCCCGTACAATTAAATGGCACGAAGTGATGTAAGTATCTGCAATGGCGGCCTGATCGGGATCGGTGAGGACACGATAACCTCACTCACTGAGGATACGAAACCTGCTCGCCTCTGCAACCAGCGCTACGAGCAACTACGAAATTCTGTACTACGTGCTGCCAAGTGGAACTTTGCATTGAAGCGCGTACAGCTTGCCAAACTACCAACCACACCTACATTCGAATTCTCCAGTGAGTTCCAGCTCCCGGCGGATTGCCTGCGCGTACTACATACAGATGATCTATATGAGGTGTACCGTATCGAAGGTGGGGTATTACTCTCAAATCGCAGCAGTGTGATGATCAAGTACATACGGGAGATCACCGACCCCACACGATTTGACGCTCAATTCACAGAGGCGCTATCGGCTCGCATTGGGATGGCACTTGCACGACCACTCACAGACTCAAAGACAATTGAGGCCGCTGCTATAGCACTCTACAACGATCTAGTCACGGACGCGAAGGCGTCTGACTCCCAGGAGAACGGCTCGATAGAAGTGTTCGAGGCCGATGCATGGATTAACGCGCGACACAGTGCGGCACTGTACTGATGCCAGCTGAAGCCGCAATTCAACACAGCTTCAATGCGGGAGAATTGAGCCCACGACTACTAGGCCGTACGGATCTGGATAAGTACCGCACGGGTGTCGAGACGCTTGAGAATATGATCCCGCTTCCGCATGGCCCGATTGTGTCACGCGGTGGGTCACAGTATATCGCAGCAGGGAAGTACCCAGATAAAAAGGTACGCCTACTTCGGTTCGAAGTATCTACTGATCAAGCGTATATACTGGAGTTCGGAGATCTTTACATCAGGTTCTACGCCTTACGCACTGCCGTCGCCAGCGGCCCATTTGCCGCAGAGTTCGCAGATGAGTTTGAGAAGCTCCACCCGGCAGAGGTCGTAACGCCATACACTGAGGCGGAGCTCTTCGGGCTCCAGGTCTCACAGAGCGCTGACGCACTTTACATCGCACATAAAGATCACCCACCCATGGTCCTGACACGTACGACTGCGATCAACTTCTCAATTGTGGAGTTCGAGACTACGTTCGGCCCGTATTTGGATCTCAATCTAATACCATCACTTGCGATCACACCATCTGCGACGAGTGGTAACATCACACTCACAGCATCAAGCCCACTGTTTGAGCTCGGCAATGTCGGGGGGCTGTGGCGCATCGGCTCTGGGGTTGGGTATGTTCGAATCACAGGATTTACATCGACCACTAGCGTGTCAGCTACAGTACTTGAGACACTATCTGGTACTGGTGCTACGAGTAACTGGGCAGAGGGTGCTTGGTCTGCGTGGAACGGCTTCCCACGTGCCGTTGCATTCTACGAGCAGCGGCTATTCTGGGCGGCGTCGATTGAGCAGCCGCAGACACTGTGGGGCTCTGTGAGTGCTGACTATACGAATCACGCGTTAGGTGCCAATGCGTCAGACGCGTTGCAGTACACGATCGCCTCGGAGCAGGTGAACGCCATTCAGTGGCTAGCCCCCGGAGATTTATTGGTGATCGGCACGTCAGGGGGTATCCACGTGGCGTCCGCATCTCGCCGCGACGCGGCACTCACACCGACTGACGTGCGAATCGTCCCTCGGACTAGCTTCGGGTGCCGAAATATCCAGCCGATCAATGTCGCGGCGACAACAGTATTCATCCAACGTGGCGGCGAGAAGTTACGCCAGCTGGAGTATGCATTCGAGACCGATAGCTACGGCGCGCCGGACATCACACTCCTATCTGAGCACATCACACGTGGGGGCTTGACTCAGCTAAGTTACCAGCAGGACCCTGACAGTATCATCTGGGGTACGCGGACCGATGGCACACTTGTCGGCATGACATACGAGAAAGAGCAAGACGTGTACGGATGGCATAGGCACATCCTTGGTGGTACGTCCGATGCGGCTGGTAGTGCTGCGAAGGTAGAGTCAGTCGCCACGATACCCGGGGGTGTAAATGTAGCCCGCGATGACGTCTGGATAGCCGTGCAGCGATGGGTAGGTGGTGCTGTAGTCAGACACATTGAGGTGATCACGGGTGGGCATGAGGCTGATGGTGATATCGAAGACGCATTTTTCGTGGACGCTGGGTTGACGTATAACGGCGCACCTGTGACCACAATTGTAGGGCTTCACCACCTTGAAGGTGAGACGATAGCACTGCTTGTGGATGGAGCTACGCACCCGGATCGTACAGTCGTAGCAGGTGAGGTGAGCCTTGATCGCGCTGGATCACGTGTGCATGCTGGTTATTATAAGAACCGGGATGTAGGCCTGTTACGACTTGAGGCTGGCAGTGAGAACGGTACGGCCCAAGGGAAAGTCAAGCGTACGTC